AGGCTGTCGTTCACCGCCGCCCCTATGTTCCATCCGTGCTTTCCTTCCTTGTGACTCGGTGCTACTCCCGTGCCCCCCGTCATCGCCGTCGGGGTGGGCCACATTGCTGCCGTCCTCTCGTCCACCTGTTCCCTTAGATTTCCTGGGCGTTTCCTTCCCTTGCGACTCGTCGTTGCTTGCCTCATGAGGGCTTCGTCCGAGCGTTGGGGCAGGTGATCCATTGTGTTCGGTGTCGCCCATAAATCGTCCGACGATGAAGACTCTGTCTCTTCTGTGGGGTGCTCCGACGGATACAGCTGGAATAATAAACGTCCTCGTGGCGTAACCTTCTGTTTCCATTGCAGTGAGCGCAGTGTCGAGTCCCATGCTGACATGCCCATAAACGTTTTCGAAAACGCACCAAGAGGGTCTTTTGGATGCAACAATTTGCATAATGTACGGGAAGATGTGGCGAGGGTCTTCTTCGCCCTTGCGTTTTCCTGCTTGTGAGAATGGTTGACAGGGGTATCCGGCTGTGAGGATTTCACAATCGGGAACAGTTCTTTCTGGGTCATTTGCTAATTCCTTTACGTCTTCTGCTATCGGCACATCGTGCCAATGTTTTCTAATAATCTTGCGACTCCAAGGTTCTATGTCGCAAAACAAAACGGGCTTGGATAATCCCGCCCACTCGAAACCAAGTGCGAAACCTCCAATGCCCGAACACAAATCAACATGCCTCACAATCTGTCTCCTCTCTTATACTCTTTTCTAAAGATGTTGTTGTCTTGTCAAAGAAGTGAGTATCTTTTTTACTCAAGTTTAATACTGTTGCTTTAGGCTCATCGTCCTTTAAAAGAAATGCAAATGTTACAGAGATTGAGTAGTAATCAATTTCATGTTCTATCGAAAACGCTTTTTTAGCCGCTTCTTCACACTCTTCGAAAGTCTCGCCCTCGACTATCACCCATGCGTAGGTTAATCTGTAAGGTGGTGTAGTCGCGCAATCCGACCAAGTATGCCCTTTGACTCTAAGTTTAACTGTTATCATCTCAATGCACCTCCTTGCGTCTTTGTATGTCACGAGCAAGTATTTCGCTTGCGCCTGTGATGATGTTGATCAGTTGGTTCTGTGTAATCGGGACGGCAATAAAACTGCCGTCCGTCTTAACACACATTTCTGCTTCGCCTATTCCACTCTCACGGATATAGACCAATGTCTTTCCTTCTTCAGTCATTCACTACTCCTGTACGTTTCAT